AGAAGCAACTGGATTTACAGGATCGGATAGTATTGATACTAAAAAATTAAGTGCCGACGAACTTCAAAAAAAAATTAATGATTATTTAAATAAACTACTTCCAAAAAGTAAAGATAAAAAAAATAAAAAAGACCCTTTACAAGATGATGCATCTAATATTTCAGCTTTAGGAGGCGCATCCGGTGGACTTGGCGAAGCCAAAGTAATACACATAGACTTTCACGCACCACTTATGAAAATTGACATACCCGGAGGCAACGGAAAAGATGTAGTTGATAAAGCACCTTTAGCCATTGAACAACTTATAAGGATTACCAATAATTTAAGCCACTCACAGGGCGCAACATTTTAACTATGTCATATACAACAACTTCACTCATTGATGAAACAAATATACCATCTTATACGGTATTAAACAGTGTTGTATTGCCAGCAGACACACTTATATCGTTTAATGGTGAAAAAATAATAGCTGAAAGTAAAATACTTGACGGGGCTTTTGTGTTTGAAAGGGTAGGGCGTAAACCTGTTGAAATAACGTTAGATTTCACCATTCGGGGCCGGGATACTTTTGGGAAGTATATATTTGGCCAAAACGATTTTTATGAATTATGGACTGGTATATGGCAAGTTGATTCGATAGTCCCAATTGAAAATACATTTTTGAATAAGATTGGTATTAGCAATGTAGTTATCAGGTCTATTTCACCGATGACTGTACGAGGTAAGATTGAAATACCATGTACTATAAAATGCAATGAGATGTTTAATAGTGTTATACAGCAACAATCTTTAAACATACCAGTATGATTTTGAACACTATATATGTCAATGCTCATGCTAAAATAGTAATCAATGATACTATTGTGCATGAATTTGGCAAAAACACGAATTTAGTTAGCGTTGAAACGCATAACGATTCTAATCACATAGGCTCTACATGTGAGATTGTATTTCCCCAAAATATAAGATTACCATATCAAAATAATTCGGCACAATCACCAACTTATGACAATCAAAATCCACAGATTGATTATTCCCAATCAAATAAAGGATATATAAATGCTCAATCTCGATATTTATTTAATACCGGGGATAGTATCCAAGTATTTGCTAAATATGAGGGTTACGAAAACGATAAATATGCTAATTCGGATGGATATTTACCAATATTTAACGGGTTCTTGTTTGATTTTTACGAATCAACACCCTTAAAAATAAAGTGTTTAGATTATATTTATTGGTTTAATATCGGTATTTATGGCCAAAATATAAATGAATCAATAGGGGGTATCCCAATACCTGGGACAGCAAAAGGGAGTGGGGTTTCTTTTAAATCTGTTCAATTTAAAACATTATTACAAGATTTAATTGATACTGTAAATATTACCATTCAATCTTGGAATAAAGAAAACGGTACAAGTTACCCAATATGTTCACTTATACAGCCCATTTTTGATATGCCATTGGTAAACATATCATTTACTCAAATGTCACCTGCGGCTGTATTGGAATGGTTTAAAAAAGAACTCGGATTAAATATCACTATTTTAGGTAATAAACTATATGTAAACATAGCATCAAATACCACAAATATAGTAGTTTTACAAACTGATAAAAATGTAATTAATTCAGGGCTTCAGACTACTAATTTACAACATAAAAAACTAAAAGGGGCTAATTCGGTATTTTTAAGGATAAAACTTAAGGCATATTTTTTAAAAGATAATGGGACAAAAGATTCTTTAGAAATAGGCGATGAAAATGGCCAAATGAGGGAAGTGTATTTTTATAATATAAAACCAGATACTATTTTAATTGATATTGGAAATGATAAAACAGCTCCTAAAAATTATGTAGAAATGGCCAATAATGCTTTGGATAAGTTTCACCAAGATAGGTACACCGGCGAAATCGAGACATTGTTATATCCATACTGTGAACTATTTTGGAAAGTAAAATATTTTGACATAAAATATCCCGAAAGAAACGGAAATTATGTAGTAACTTTGATCAAACATACCCTCGGAGAAGGCGGTTTTCATAAGCATTTAAAATTAGCATTTTTAGACGATCAAAATGGATAGCGACGACTCAGAAAAAATAATACATGATAATTTTATACGCTTTGGTAAAATGATAACCAAGGGTAGTATTCTTATTGAAGGTGTTATAAGCACTGTCGATGAGGTTAAATTTACTTGTGATGTTACAATTCAAAGCACAAACCCTGATGGTTCTGACACAAATACGATAATAAATAATGTTCCTATAAAGGTTTTACAAGGTACTCAAGCTTCTTTTATTGAAATACCGGAAGTTGGTTCAAATTGCACACTTTGTTTTCGTGATAATAACATACAACGTCCTCAGCTTTATCAAGTAGACCAATGTGATAAAATTTTGATAAAAATTAGCAACCAAATATTACAAATAGATTCTAATGGATTTGTATTTAATAATGGAACAATAGGAATGGTTAAAGCCGATGTTTTAAAAACGGAAAGCGAAAAAGATAAAGCTATTTTAGATGCTTTATTACAGATTTTAACCGGAGCACCAATAAACGAACCCGGCAATAATGCACCTTCGGCATTGCAAACACAATTAAAAATTGCCTTAACTGGAAAACAAAGCGGAACTTGGACACAATTACAGGATACAAATATAAAACATTAATTATGGGCGACTTATTTTTTGATCCGATAGCACGCGATCTTGTAATAACTGACGGGGATTTTACATTTACCGATAACCCAAGTATTCAAAATGCAGAAATAATGAAAGATGCTCATTGCTTTTCGATACTTAAACCTATATTTGGGATAGGATTACAGCGGGTAATGAATGCACCTGTAAGAGTAGTAAATTTTGAAATGAACCGTTGGCAGCAGCAAGTATTACAAGATGGGGCAACAAAAGCCAATTTTACAATTACAATAGTTAATAATGAACCAAAAATAGATATAACAATTTCATATGTATAAAATACGGGCAGGTGAGACAATTAGGGATGTTTGCATGAACGCTTGCGGTTCAATAACTGCATGGGAAGATATTTTAAATCTTAATGAATTTACTGAATGGGTCCCTGAATTAGTTACCAACCAAGAAATTGATGTTCCTTACATTGTTGATGCTCCTAATCAATCACTTCTACAAAAATATCCATCAAATAATGACTGTGGCATAAATATCGATATTTTATTAACAAATTTAGTTAATATTTTAGAAACTGCCCCACAAAATGACTTTGTAATATCAAATATTACTCAACCATTTATTAATTATTACACAATACGGGCAGGTGAGACAATTAAGGATGTTTGTCTTAATGCAACCGGGACAATTGATAATTGGGAGGATATTTTAAATGCTAATAATTTTACTGAATGGGTGCCTGATCTATTTACTGATCAAAAAATTATAATTTCATCAGATGTTGAAATACAAAATAACATATTAATAATAACAACAAAATATCCGGCAAATAATGCGCCAGATATTTCGAATATAGATTCGTTAATTAGCGGATTTATTGCTAATTTTGGAAGATCGTTAACATTTAGGGCTGATGATAATATTAATGCAAAAGCCGATAGTACGTTATTAACAGCCGATTTAAACGAATAATATGGCACAACAGATAATATTTAGGGGGACTGTTCCCAACGATCAGACAGGCGATACAGCTTATGTGTTTACTGGAAAGATAAACCAAATGTTTGGGGAATTATACGGAATATCTGCATTGCCAATTAAATTTACTAACCAAAGTGGTGATTTTACTTTATCTATTCCAGCGGATACATGGATTGAGCAAATATTCGTAACTCCTCAAACTGGGACACCAGATATTAAAATAGGTACATCGCTTCATGGTAATGAAATATTAGATACTACTTTAATAGGTAATTACATTCCCGTACAAGTGCAATTATATTTCACCAATTCAGCAACTATTTATTTTGAAGCGTCCGGAGGTAATGTTAATATTAGAGTGGATATAATAACTAATTTTAAATAAAATGGCATCATTTAGTCAAATCATAAGTTTTATAAGGGCTTCGATGCCAGAGCTTAACTCGGCAAGTGTGGCCGGAGTAATAAATAAAGAAGCCGAAGCAATAGGACAAGCTTTAGATATTACAGTTGCTGAGATTGCCAACTCTGAAACAATCATAACAGATGTCATTGTTAATAAAAACTTTGGCCATAATCAATATTACACCGATAATGCATTGGCTTATCAGGAAGGCGTTAGCTTATCTGTTGATCCTATTACCAAAGCCTTTTATTATGCCACAGTCGATGTAAATAAACAAATAATAGCACAGGCAGCCTTTAAAGAAGTGATAAGTGGAAGTAGTGTGTCACTTGTTTTAAAGGTTGCTTATGTTGATCCAAGTACAGGACTTTTGGCTAAACTGCCAACGGATAAAAAGACTGCTTTCGATAGTTACTTTTCAAACTTTGAAATACCAGGTCTCCCGGTGGATAGAATATCGGACGATCCAAATATTTTAGCTTTCGATGCGGCTATAACTTATGAAAAAACATTTGACTTAACAACATTACAAAGCAATATTAGTGCTGCGCTTTTGGTATTTAGAAATACATTCCAATTCAATGGTATATTTTATAACTACTTCTTAGAAAATTATTTAGTTACGAATGTTCCTGGTGTATTAGCTGTTTTCCTTTCAAATACAACTATTGATACGACACCTTCTACTGGGGCTGTGCCTTTTTCGGGAACTACAATTCTTTCAAGTGGGTATTTTAATTATGGCGTTACAACGATAAATTATGCCTCTGTTTAAAAAAATTGATTATAGCGCGTTGCTCGTGGAAACATTAGGGGCTTATCATTCGGTAAACACTAAAGGTGAGTTATCGTACATGTATAAGTTTTGTCTGTGTTGCCTTTATGTTTTACAAGTTCCCTTTAGCAATTACGATCTTTTTAGAGTTCGCAGTCGATTAATTGCAAGTTGTTTATGGCAGATAGGGCAATTACAGAATGTGCTTAATTTCTTGTACGATTCGACTTTGAATAGAATTGTAGTAGGACAAAGTGTATCCGTTAGCGTTTTTGTTCCGAACATTGATGAAGGTGAAAGCTCTGTATTTGTTCCGAACATTGACGAGGGTGAAAGTACTGTATTTGTCCCAAATATTGATGAGACAATTAATAGTTCAGTAGTTACCATATTGGTACCCAATTCAATATTTATTGATAGTGTTTTAATGTCTCAATTAGTATCGGACATTGAAAAAATACGATTAAAAGGAATTTTATATCAAATATCATCACTTTAAAAATATATTTATGTCAACTAAAATTCAATTTCCAAATACGAGGTTAACGCCTCCATCTTTAGGTAAACCAATTTTTGCAACCGATATTCAGAATTTGACTGAAAATCTATTGCAAGCAATGAAAATGCTGTTAGGCTTACCTGATAATGGATTTGCTATATTACAGGGTTTAGATTATGATTCCGGCGCGCATACATATAATGCTGGGTATATTTATTTAGCTGGTAATTTTTATTTTTGCGCAACAGGACTTGCAGAGAATCAATATTTAGCACCCGATCCTACCGATACTGAGTCTAAATTACATAATCCTGATGGTAATTCGTACAATACATATACTATTTATTACGCATTAGCAAGTAATTCGGTTGTAACCGATTGTCCTCAATTTGTAGGCGATATGGATCAATATCGATTCAATATGACTGCAATGATAGGCTCAACAGTTGGTAAAGTGCCAGTAATTGGAAGTGATTTTTTAAATCAAAGATTTGTTACTACTGATACAGATGGAAGATTAAATGCAGGTATTCAGGAAGGAATTAATACTGACTTTATTCCATCAGTTGAATCCACCCTCATCC